ATAATTAAACTTTCGCCTAATGCAACTGCTCTACCAAACCCTGCAGGAGTATCGGAAGGTGTAATTATTGTTTCTCCGGTTCCGTCGTATGCATAAGTATACACTTTTTCTACATCAGTACCAACAACAACTTTGTTTGATCCAGCAGCAACATCATAACCAAAATAGTTACTAATACCACCGTCGCTAGCTGTAATTGTAACTTCTCCAGATCCGTCTGTTTCATAAACATATACTGCACCAGTAAATGTAGTTTGATTCGGTGCAGAAACAATAATTTTGCTGTCTGCAATAGCAACTTTATCGCCAAATGCATCGCCACCGGCAGGTACACTAGGTGTAATTTGTATTTCGTTTGATCCGTCTGTATTGTAGATAAATGCAGCGCCGATGCCGCCGCCGTCATTTCTAGCACCTACAACTATTTTACTATTTCCAATTGCTACACTATAACCTACTTTGTCATCATTTGCTGCAACACTTGAAGTAAAACTAGACTGTCCTGCAATATCAACTTCTGGATTACCTGCTGGATTCCATAAAATATCTCTAATTGTTAAATCTTCAATTGTTACTTCACCGTTTGTAGCAATAAAGTCTTTGTTTTGTGTAGCAACACTTGGTTTTAGTTGTGTTGTTCTTAGTCCACTACCTATGAGGTTTTGACCTCTTTTTAAGGTAATAGGTGCTTCTTCTGTAAAAGTACCTGCTCCAATATAAATTGTTGAGTTTTCAGGAGCATTTAATACTGCATGTTTTACTGTTGCCCATGCACTGTTAACAGCTTTACCGTCATTTACATCATTACCATTTGCTGTAACATAATAACTATTGCCTGCATCAAGTAAAAGATCTACGCCATTTGTAAATATTCTTCCTGTGCCTGCACTATTAATAAAAAGATCTGTATTAGATGCTACTGCTTCTACAGTTGTTGCATCACCATCGCCTGATAGTCTTAGATTGTTAGCAACAATTTCATCTACATCAAAACTAACTGCTGTATTGCTAACTTCAAATCCAAGTATTTGAACTGTGCCGCCGGCACCTGGACTGATTACGAGATTTTCTGCTGTGGGAGAAGTTATTGTTTTTGTAGTAATGCCTGTTTCAACAGTTAAAGCATCTACATTTGCTGTTCCTGCAACATCAAGAGCAGTAGTAGGTGTACTTGTACCAATACCTATTCTACCATTGTTTACGTCAACTTTAAGTAATGCCTGGGGGTCGTTTATAGTATTTTGTATTTGAAGATCAACACCGTCTCGGGTAAGTGTTGACTTGAGTAATGGTCCTGATATTCTACCTAAATTCGTTGGCATATAAACTTCTCCTCCACGGCGATCCTGTCGCTCCAACCAAATTCTCAGCCCTTGCTCTTTGCTGGTTGACCACAGTTCTTTACCGCATTCTTATGCGTTAATTGTATTTATCGTATTTGGAGATTTATTGTTTGTTAGGGTGTATTATCGGTCAAGACCATGTACTACAGTAACGTACTCGCCAGCGGGCGGTGCTTCATCAGTAAACCTTACAAAAGTGCCGCCGGCGCCAGTAGCTAAGATATAATTTTCAGTGGGAATTTGAATTACATTTCCTACAAATACAAGAACATTATTTGGACTTGTAGGTGCAGGATAATCTGGATCACCTGAATCTAAAGGCCCAAAATCTACATTTACAAAGTCACCTGGACCAAATTTTTGTATTTGAATATTAGCAGGTTCTTTAAATCGTAGTTCTCTCCAAGCACCGTTTTGATATGCCTCGAATTCTCCGTCATCCGTGTTATATCTAAGTGCACCTTCTGTTGCTGCTCCTAGCGTTGCTCCTTTAGGTACCAACACATATTGGTCAGTATCAAGTATAACTTGTTTGTCTCTGTTTGTACTTACAGAATCGTCTGTTACACTTTTAGGATTCAAAGATGGTTTTTTGATAAACTTCATTATAGTCCCACATAACTCATTGTAACTTGTAAAGCTGCATTTGTATCACCCACAGCAACGATTCTATCTCCAGTATCAGTTTGAGGATCATACCCTAAAACTAGTTTTTCTGTATCAAGAGTAAATGTATCTCCAGGATCTATACTAACATCTTTTAGTATAGTATTTGCATCTCTAGGTGTTTGATTAGCATCTTGATAATCAATTGCGTATAATGTAAAGGTAGCAGCGCCGCCGGAGGTATTTGTCACAAACATCACTGTAATTGCAACTGATTCTCCTTGTGTTCCATCAAACAATTCTGTGTTTGTGTTACCAATTGTTAAGTTTTTTAGTGCCATTGCTTACCTCTTAAAATAAAATTCCAAATAAAATTGCTTTTGACTTACTTACAAGCTCATCTCTTTTTTCTGTTCCGTCTTTTGTATTTACAAAAAATACACCAGAATCGCCACTTCCTCTTGGCTTAGAATATAGTTTCGATCCTTCGGTAGATACCGAAGGATCTAGTCCTTCACCTATATTAGGTGTATGTGTAATAATTAAACTATCTTCAATTTTTACACTGTTTGTACCAGTTGCTCTTAGTGTAAGATCATTACCTGTATCGTTAACTTCGATAATTTCTTCACTAATAGTAATGCCTTGTATATCAACTTGATTTACATCTACTTTCATAGTTTGTAAACCGTCAGTAGTGAATTGAATTTCTCCGATGCCAAAAGGATTAGATCCTGGATCTGTTATTACTATAGAAGTGTCACCTTGTGCAATATTGTTGCTTGTTGCATTTGCGACATAATGTTCTACATAATCAACAACTGCCTTTGCATTTGGTAGGACATCACTAGTATCTTCAAATAAAACTGTAGGATTTGTTTGTTTTACTCTTTGTGCACCATAAGAGCTGTCAAGTGTTCCGGCAATATAAGCAAATACTCCAGTTTCGTAATTCAAAGTGCCTTTTACCGTTACACGGCCATCGCCGCCACCTACTAAATTTAGATCATCGCCGTTACTATCGATATCGTAAGCTCTAATTGCAATAATTCTAGTAGGATCTTGCACATAACGTGCCATCCAAACACCGTCTGAATTTCCAGTACCTAGGCGAGACTCATACCAATTACCTGCATTTTCTTCGTAAACAAATTCAACATCTCCGGTAGTAGCACTGCCGCGGTCAATTTGTATTCCTGAAAATCCTTCAGTAACTTGTACTCCAGTCTCGCCTTTGTTTAGTATAATTACATTGTCTTCAATTTCTAAATTAGTAGTGTTGACACTAGTTTGATTACCAGACACTATTAAATCACCCTCGACTCGAACAGTTCCTTGTCCTGTATCAAGAGTGATTGTTTGACCTGTATCAACTTTAATTTTGTAGTCTTGACTACCTGTTATCTTTAGAAACTTAGACATTCACTATTCCTTATGATTGTGCAGGAAGTGCAACACTTAACGTGTTATTAGGTGCCGAAGCTTCTCTATTGTTTGCATCAAAGCCAATATTGTAGATTGCATTAAATTCTGTGCCGCCTGCTTCGCACTGTACAGTTCTGTTACGAATTTTTGTAACTTGATATATTGTTGAATCACTACCGATAGCATCAATTGTAAATTCTCCTGCTACAAGTGCTTCGCCGCCGGCTGTGCCTGCTTTGTTAGCTAGTTTTAGGATTTCATCACCTGTATGAGGTGCTGTTGATGAATCTAAACGCACAACATACTTGCCGTTACCTGCTTGGCGAACGATATGAGCTGCTGTTGTTGCTTCTGCACCACCTGTAAAGAAGTGGCGTGTAACTGCTATACGGCCTGCACCTTTGCCGATTTTGTCTTTATTTACTGGACGTCCCATTGTTTTCTCCTTAATTGACGTTCTAGGTCTACGCGGTGGGTCCGCATAAGTCCGCCTTACGGCTCGCTGTTAGACATAAGTATTTATCAAATAAAGAAAAAGCCCGACACAGTTAAGTATCGGGCTTTAATAAAAGGTGGGTGAAGGACTTGGGTTTACCTCCAACTAAGCGTCTAGATACCTTTCATCTATATCGCCTAGAACCTCAGTTCTGCTTAGTATCGCAGTGTGCGTACTGCTTGTCTCCAAACTCTACGCCGGGCACTACCCCTAACCAAGTGCGCTTATCTCCTCTAGAGTGGAAATTATTAGCGCCAACCCATATAACAACGTCTTGTTATATTATTAATATAGCATCTTACAAATAAAAGTCAACCACTTTTTTTAAAAAAAGTCATAAAAAAAGGCCCCGTAGGGCCTTTTTTCTTACATAAGCTAAACTTAGCTAAATGATACTGCGCTATTTGTAATAGCAACTTTACCTAAGTAGTCAGCTGCATTACCTAGAGACGATGCTGTGTTTGATAGCTCGACATATCCGTAACGTGTCATGAAGCTCACAACTGGCTCGAATGTGCCTGGATCAAGTACAACACCTGAACTCATTAGTGGGATATATGGGCAGTAGAACGCTGCTGCGTCTGACTCTGATGTACCTTTATAACCTACTAATACTGCTGCACTATCAGCTGCATATGTGTTTACATATACACGCATTGCGTTGTTCAATGTACCAACCATTTTTGTATTTGTTGGTGCTTCAAATGAACCTTCAGTTGTACGTGCAAACGCTGAAGTTGTTGCAGACTGTAGAATTGTAAGTGCTAATGGACTTACAACTGCCCAGTTACCTGCACCACGGCGTGTACGCTGTGCAATGATGTTTGATACACGGTTGATTTGAACTGCTAATGCTGCATGTTCGTCACCAACGAATGTAGCTGTACCTGAAACTGCTGACTGGTCATATGTTTCAGTTGCTGTGCCTGCTAATGAGTCTAGAGATGCTAGGATCTCTTGATCGATCTCAGCAGTAATTTCTTGTGCTAGAGCAGCCATAATTTCTGCTTCAACATCAATACCATGCTGTGATTGAGCGTCTTGAGCCGCTTCAAATGTCCAGCGAGCTGATAGCTTGCGTGACTTTGCTTCGACTGTTTGCTTCAAGATTTGAATGCTTAGTCTGTTACCAGCTTCACCTTCTAGAGCCGCTGTTGCACTTGGTGCAGCATTGCTTGATGGGTTACCTGAATATGACTCGGCAATCTTGAATGGGCTTAGAGCCTCTTCGCCTGCTGTTGCGCCGTTATTGCCATCGGCATAACGAACACGTAGTGTGTGGATTTGACCCACTGGGCCTGTCATCGGTTGTACACCAACTAGATCGTTAGCGATCACTGTTGGCATAACACGTCTGATGACTGGAAGGATAACTCTGTTTAGAGTTGCGACATTACCGGCAGATGTAGCACCAGCTGTAGCTGATTCTGACAAATACTGACGTGTATTTTCTAGTGTGGCAGCCATTACGCTTTTCTTATTGCCTTGAAGGCCTTCAAGAAGTGCTGTTTTGGTATCCTGCCAGCGACTTTCTAGTAGTTCTGACATTTGGTTTCTCCTCTTAAATTCCAGCAAGACGACGAATGTCTAGGACATTACTATCATCTGCTTTACTACTAATGTTATTGGTTTCTCTATTGCCTGTTACTTCTTTGCCTTCTGTTAATGGTGCCTTTTGCTTTTTCGAGGCGTTCTTACCATCAATGACTGCCGGTAAGTACTTGTCAAAAGCTTCATCTAGTTTAGATGTCTTTACTGTTTCCAGTAAGTCTAACATAATTTCCTTCTGGTTTGCTGATAGCGGTCCAGTAAGTTCATTAATTTTTTCTTTTCTTTGTGCTGATTCAACTATTGTAGCAATTTCTTTTTCTTTGCTTTCAACTAACTTAGCATTTTTATCAGCTTGTGATTTTGCTTCTGCTAGTTGTTTGTCCTTAGCATCAATGACTTTCATCAGCTTTGCAGTTTCGCTTTTCTCATTTAAATGTGATGTGCTATACTCCGATGCAAATGCTTCAAATAGTTTACGTCCAAAGTCGTTTTTACGAGCTTCGTCGATATCTTCTTTGAGTTGACTGATTTCAGACGAAAGTGTTTTCTCCACTGTTTTTTCAACAAGTGAAGCACTTTTTGTAATGAATGCTGTTTTGACCTTTTCAAAGTGTGATTTTGCTTCTCTAATTAAACGCACTTTTGTTTCTGCAAGATCTTTCTTGTCAGTATGGAACTCTGCAATTTCTTTTGCTAGTGCTTCAACTACAAATTCTTGTAGTTTTTCGAAATTTTCTGCGATATGCTTTTGATCGTCATGTAATTCTTTAATCTCTTTTGATAAAGATTCAACAACAAAATTTTTCATTAAATCTGAATTTTCACGCATTGCAACAGCATATTTTGCTTTTGCTTCTGCTAGTTGTTTACGATCTTCGACAAACTCTGCTACTTCTGCAGATAGTCTTTCTTCTAGCATTTGATCAATAGATTCGATCATAACAGACTTGTCATGTTCGTACTTTTGTGCAAATTCTTCACGCAGTTCAGCAGTAGCAGCAAGACGATTTTCTTTCACCTTTGCTTCCCATGCTTCTTCGATTTGAGCTCTAACTTCTTCGTTAACTACATCGTTTTCAAATAGTGTTTTTAGTGCATCAATCATTACGATCTCCTAGTTATTGGAGTTTGTTGATTATATTAATCAACGATTCCTTAAGATACTTTTGTGCCTTAGTGTCTTCTTTTGTTGCCTGTGCTAATTCGTATGCCTTGTAACCACCACGAGCATTCATTAGATGTTCGTAGATAGGTGTTGGATATGCGCCTGGGGCACTAGGTTGTGCCACAACGTCTACTGTTATAATTTCAAAATCTGATACGGTATTACTGCCGTCTTCTGAAACGTTACCTGAACCTCTCGATGAGACACCTAGTTTAACATTGCTTTCAAGCATTGTTTTAACTAGCTGCCCCATTGGAGTTGGTAATATTTTTAATTTACCGTAACCGTTTGCGTCGTCCATCCACATTTCTGTAATCATGTGCGAAACACGGTCTAAGTTGATGTTTAGGCCTTCTGGATGATCAACCTCTCCGAGAACACTATATCCTCCGCTTATTTGATCATTGAGAGTTTTGACAGCCCTGCCAATTTCATTTATAGGATACACACGCTGATTTGCGTTGCGTACTCCGCCTTGTATACAAATACCTTTCATATACAAGTCTTTTCCTTCGTTGGCGTTCTCAACAACTATTCTAGCTTGATCGAATGTCAAATGCTCTCGTAAGTTAATCATACTTCTTCCTATTTACGATCCGATTGCGCTTTTTGAATTTGCGCCGTTATCACCAGATCCTTTTTTCTCAGCACCATGTCCTTTTGGTTCATTCTTCATTGACTTTGATGCCTTACCACCTGGCACATTTACGTTACCAGCTGATTCTTCTTTCGGTGCTGCTGCGCCTGTTCCGCCTGCTCCACCGTCACCGCCTGCTGCGATGTTTGATGCTGTGCCGCCCATGTCGTTTTTACCTGCTACTGCTGACTTAGTGTTTGCACCGTTGTCGCCCATTGTAGCTGATACCTTTTCAACATATTCGCGCATTGTTTCGCCTGCTGACTTAGCTGACTCTTCTGTTTCTTCTTCAGCTTCTTCAACTTCTTCATCTGCTGCTTCTTCAACTTCTTCATCTTCAAAAGCAATAGACTCTTCTTCGGCTTCTTCGTCGTCCATGTCATCCATGTCGTCGTCGCCTTCGTCGCCGTCCATCATTTTTTCAAATTCTGCTTTTAATTCGTCTAGAGCATCTTCTAGATCTACAACACGATCTTCGATATCTTCATCATCTTCGTCGTCCATGTCCATGTCGTCGCCTTCTTCGTCGCCGTCCATTTCAATGTCGCCCATCATATCGTCTGCTGGATCGCCACCCATGTCGTCCATTGGGTCTGCTTCTACTTCAAACTCATCAAGGTCAAAACCTTCGTCTAGATCATCGTCTTCTGACTCATCTACTTCTTCGTCAGTTGCTTCGTCTAGGTCTTCGTCGCTTTCATCAACTTCTTCATCAGTTGCTTCATCGACTTCTTCATCTTTCATTTCATCTTCTAAAAGACTTTCGTAAATATCACGTGATTTCTCGACTACTAATTCGTGAAACAGATTTTCTGCGCCTTCACGGTCTTCATTGACAAGTAGCTCGAGCATTTCTTCGAACTTATTGCGATCAGACATATTATTTCTCCTATAAATGTACACACCTATATTTTAGATATAAGTGTGGCTTGCTGTCATATAGTATTTAATAGATTCGCGAGAAATGTACGTATAATAGGCCAAAAACTGGCCATTTTACGAATTTTAATTAAAATTCTGGAAATTTTTCTTTAAATTCAATGATATTTATGTGCGAAAGATTATCAATATGTGCTAGTTTATCGGGTATAAAGGTATATTTGTCAGTTAAAACTCTTACATAACTTATATTTTTATGATTTGTAATTGTTTCCATTGTTTGCCGTTCCCAATTACCGAAAAAGGTATACACATCATTTTTATCTTTGTAATTAGGTGTTGATCCGTATACATTGTTGAGTTTTTTATCTATACTTGAATAATCAAAACCTAGAATATAAATTGCATCATATTTGTGCTCACTTGCCATCCATAGAGCAGTTGGACCACTACTCCATCCTCTTCCTGGTCGAAAAAAATTAGCTTGTTTATATTTTTCGTTTGCTTTCCTAGGATTTGTCCAAACTTCTGTTTTCTTATATACTTCTGCTTCGATTATTTCTGCTAACATATTTGTATCTACAGATACAAGATAGTCAGGCATCATGTCTCTGTATAGAGCATTACACCCGTATGTTTTACCATATTTCTTAAGACAGTTAATATTATAATCTAAACGACTTTTGCCGTTTCCTATCATAAATGCTATAGACATATATTATATATGATTGATTTTATAAACCTGTTTCAGCATTGGCGGCAATGCCATACATTTGACGTACAAATTCTAATTCTTTAGCTTTTTCTTCTTCACTAAATTCAGCAGCCATTCTAGCTTTTTTAATTTGTTTTAGAGTAAGTTTAGTCTTGCGAGTATCTGATCTTTTTCTAGTACTTTCTTCGTTAGGAACAAAAGCCTTGTCAATAACAGGCTCTTCAGTATCTTTATCAAAGTAGTATAGTTCTCTAAGTATCATATTATTATTTATATCGTTTGATCAGTTGTTGGAGCTTCGGCTCCTGCTGTGTCTCCAGCAGTTGCAGTTTCAGGAGGAGTATCTTCTCCTCCTTCTATACTTGCATCAACAGGTGCTTCTGCGTCACCAGCTGCTAAGTCTGCGCCAATACCGGCACCGGTTACTCCTGCGCCTCTTAGTGACGTATCTGCATCTTCTTGCGGCATTGTAATATTTTCTTCGTTTTCTTCTCTCCACAAACGTTCGTTCTCTGCTATTTCTTGATCAGTCATTCCCAAGAATCGTTTCATAGCAAATCGATTTGAAATGTAAGGTATTGCGCTCATCTGTGTAAATGTAGGAATACGAGCATTATCAAGTTCTGATTGACGATATGCAGCAAAGTTTTGCGGCGGTTCGAATTTAAGTTCGAACATACTTACATCGAGATTCACACCTTCATCTAACATATATTTTTTAAATTCTTGATCAAATACATCAGCAACAAGACTTTGTAAACGTTCGCAGTATGTATTAAAGCGTAATTCTTGAATATAAGCAGTACCAACACGGCCATCATTAAATTGACTTTGTCCGTCATCTGCTGCTGTTGGCAGGTAACTTGAAGGTATTCTTAAGCCTCTTACAAGTTTATTAGTAAAATATTTTAAGTCGTCGATTTCGCCTAGGTTAGTGCCTCCAGGTAATGTTTCTACCTTACTGCCGCGGCCTTCAGCAGTTTGTGGGAAGAAGTAGTCTTCGTTGATTGATAGAGGGTTATACGAACTGTCTATGACACTTTTGCCGCCCCCGGTCGCCGATGGGATTCTTCTTTGATGTATTTCCGTTTTTACACGCTCCACAAACTGCATAGCAAGGTGTGAAGGCATGTTGCCCACATCAACGTAGAATACTCTTCTTTCAGGTGCTCTTTGTACTCTGTAGATAATAATTGCATCTTCTAGTAATTCTTTTTGTTTGTATACTTTGAAGATACTTTCTAATAAACTATTACCAAATGGAAAGTTATTATCTAAACCTTCTGATAGACTCAAATGTACAACATTTTCAGCATTAATTGCAACTTCGTTATCACCTTGCTGAAATCTACTAGAGCTTTGCTCGGGTCTTTGTTGTCCAGCGGTGCCGCCTGTAAAGTATCCAGTACCGCTGCCTGTTGTAGTAGAATTTGTAATATTAATTTTTGTAGCTACAAGATTTTCAAAATTTAAATTAATATCTTTTATAAAATATTGTTCTGGTTTTTTGCCTTCTGATTCGTTTACAATAATACGTGTAACTTTTGCAGGATCTACAAAAAACCATTTTTTAGTTTCTGGATCTCTAATAAAAAATGCATCACCATATTTGAATACATTTCTTAAAATTCTAAAAATTCTTGTATCAAATTTTTGTAATTTACACCATTGAATAAGATACTGTTGCAATAATGTTATTTCAGTATTAGTTGCTTTTCTTTTAAATTTTAGCTCAAAAGGAAGATCAGACTCTTTGTCTTTTTGTGTACAAAACTCTGCTAAAATATCAAGTGCAGCATTAACTTCTGAATCTTGATCCATTGTTTCGTATTGACTATATCTGTCAATACGATTAGGAGCACCTACATATACATCAGGAAGATATGAGCTATAGTTTGTGCGAGCAGGTCCAGGATTATTAGAATTTGCTAGAGGACTATAAGTTCCTGCTTGTGTGCCATTGTTAACTGGCGTAAAATATTTTTTCCAACTCATTTATTTTCCTATTATCCAACACCTGCAAACAAATTGCCTGTCATCGATCTTGTAGCACGTAACTGTTCTTTTCCATAATTGTTGCCTTGAGCAACGTGCATTGCTACTTGTTGCATAGTTGTATTTAACTCATCTAGCTTGCGAATAAAGTCTTGATTGGCTCCTTGACTATTATATTGTGTAGTCTGTGCTGACGAGTTTGTTGTTGTGTCTCGTAACTCACTTGTAAATTCTTGCAAACTCTTTGCTAGTGCATCAAAATTTGGCATGTCATTGCTTTGTATACGTGCGCTTACATTATTAAACATTCCGGCTAGATTGGAAGAAAACATATCGCCGTTATGGAATGCAGCAAGTAGTTCACCTTCTTTTGAATCTCTCGGAACAACTGCTTCTTCTCCGTGTAACATAGCAGGTGTTCCAGTTCCAAAATTCCTAAACAGTTGACCAGTTTCTCCTAATGTACCTTCATTAAATCCAAATAAATTTTTAAGTCCTTCAAAAAATCCTGCACCTTCTTCGGAATTTTCTAGTATATCTCTTGTTATTTCATTAGATTCGATATTGCCATCTACAATGCCCTGTCTAACAGCATCAGTAAGTGCTTCAGAATTTACACTACCCAATTCTTGAAATGCTGTTCTTGCTGTACCAGTAACACCTACAATACTTACGTCACCTGTTACTTCTGCAATTAAGTTCTGTGCGGCTGACACTTCGTCTCCACTTGCAGTAGGATCATTTATAACAGACATTGCTTCTTCTATTTGTATTAATGCATTTTGTAATGCTGTAACATCTGCCTCGTCGAGGCCGAAATTTCCTGGATTATCTAATAGTGTTTCAATCTTTGACTGAATACTATCACTACGAATAATCAATTCACCAGCTGTTTCAAGAGCTGCATTTAGAGCACTTGGATCATTAGCATCTGCAATTGCTTGTGATATTTCATTTAAACCTGCTAATACTTCTGGTCTTTCAAATAATTGTGATAATTCAGTATTAAACGAACTACTTGCATTTCTTAAAAAGATGTCTGTTTCTCTTGCTGCGTTAAGCAGTGCATTTCCGTCAGTAACTTGTGCATTTTGATTGGCTTGAAGATCTGCCATAATAGCTGCAAGACTATCATTAAAGGAACTAAAAATTGTTACTGTTTCACCTGTTTCTGTATCTAATTCTGTTAAGTTTTGACGTAAATTATCAATTAACATACCTGTTTGTTCAAGTGCATCAGCTTGAACTCTTGCTACATCACTTATATTACCTAATGTTGCTACTGAAAGATTAGTAATACTATCTGCTTCTGCTGCTTGTGTAGCGTTAATTTCTTGTGCAAGTGCTTCTGCTTGACGTCTTCTTTCAGTAGCACTTAATGTATCGTCTTGCATTATTCCTGCAAGTTGTTCGACTAATGCATAAGTATTACTGTTGAGTGCTGCGTATGCTTTAGTTTCTTCATCTAATGGAACACCAAGTTGTGTAACTTGACTTAACAAATTTCTAACAACTTCGGGAGATGCTGCTAATTCTGTTTGTGCAGCAGTAAATGCTTCAGCTGCTCCTTCGACACCTGATCTTTCAAGTAAACGTATTTTAGCGTTTGTAGCTCCTTCTTGAAGTCTTGCTCTTGCTTCGTCTCTAATTGTATCTACATTTTTACCTGTTAATTTTGCTAACAAGTCCTGTTGCTTTGCTAACGCTGTAGCACTTTCAACAGCAGCAATTCTTTGCTGTTCAGTAATTAATTCACGTCTACGTGTTAGTGCAATATTATCTGCAAGTAACTCGTTCATTTCTTCAAAAGAATAACCTAAGTTATACAATGATTGAACGTTAGCGCCTTCGTCAAATTCAAATAATGTTTTCGATAATGCAGCAAATTGTTGTCTACCAGCAACTACTCCGCCAGCAAAACCTGCTAAACTTTCTGTGTTCTCAGATATAATTTTATTAAAATCGTCAAAACTAATTCTTGCTGCGGCAGCTTGTTCTCGCAATGCATTTAAATTACCTGCTGCACCTGCACCTACTGAACTTAAATCTCTAAACGCATCAACACTTCCTTCGAGATATTCTGATACAGCTTTGCCGCTCATGCCCATTGCGTTAAACGTTCTAGATAATATATTTCCAGATCCACCTAAGGATTTTTCAAGAACTTCAAATCCGTCACTAAGTCGAGCATTTCCAGAAGTAAGCATTCCTCCAGCACCTACTAATGCACTTGTTGTTGCACCTAAAGCGCCTGTAAGTAAATCTGATGCTTGATCTAATGCACCTGACAGAGACGATCCAATGCTGTCTTGAAAATCTTCATTGTTTTCGTTTACACTATTACTGATCGTTTTGCCTATTTCTGTGCCCAACTCTGATGCCATAGCAGCAAGTGTAGTTTCTTTAGCTACTTTGTCGAGCGCATTAATAATTTTTTGTACCTGTTCTTCTTCCACAGCCAAGACCTTTTAAATACGCATATTATAAACTATAAATATGCTATATGTATTTACCAAGGATAAAAATATGAGTAGTTTTCTAAATCAATTTAAAAGACAGCCAAAAGTCTATGTTGACTTACCATGTCAAGGAAACTTCTGGCAACCTGGCACCTTAGACGAACATATCAATATTGCAGTGTACGGCATGACAGCAATGGACGAAATTTTAATAAAAACTCCTGATGCATTGTTTAGCGGAGAGTCAACAGCAAAAGTTATCGAAAGTTGTGTTCCAGTTATTAAAGATGCATGGGCAATGCCAACATACGACCTTGACTTTTTACTAATTGCAATTAGAATTGCTACTTACGGCGAAGGTATGGATATAGAAACTCCATGTCCATATTGTAAACATTTAACTCAATCTACATTAAACCTAAATCTATTATTAGAAGGATATGTACAAAAACAGCCTCAACAGAGTTTTGATATCAAAGGATTAACAGTACATATTAAACCTCTTACATATAAGCAATGGTCTAAATTTAATATTGACGAATATACAATTCGTAGACAAATTTTAAACTATCAAAAACAAGAACTTGATGATATAGAAAAAGAAAAAATTGTTAGAGAACTATTAGATAATCTTTCTCAATTGAGTTTAAATGTTTCTGTACTCCAAATTGAATCTATTACAGACTCGGAAGGTAACACAGAAAAATCTCCGCAAGAAATTTTAGATTTTATAAAAAATACTGATCAATTATTTTATAAACAACTACAGTCTAATATTGAAAGAATTAAAGAAGAATGGCAACTACCACAGATAGAAGTAACTTGCGGATCTGAAGAATGTAATAAAACATATAAAACAAATCTCACAATGGATTATGCAAATTTTTTCGTAAACAGATCTTAGAGTTGCCGGAATCTGAGATCTTAGAGCTTGCTAAACGGTACGAAGGCGAAACAAAGCAAATAAAAAATGATATGTATCGCATTGCATGGTATATGCGTGGAAGTTTAACGTATGATGATATCTTTTATAAGATAAGTGCCGAAGATAAAGAAATTTTAAACAATATTATCAAAGAAAACATAGACTTGACAACTAAAACTAAGATGCCTTTGATTTAAGTTTTTGTTTTACTTTTACAAGCTCTTGCTTACCTTTTTGATTTTTAGCAACAGCAGCAAACACACCTTTCATTACATCAGATGCATCACCTTTGAGACTTTCGAGTACAGCATCTCTCTGTTGTGCTTCTTCAATAGACTCACGTACTCCACAAGATTGTTCAACAAAGAATGCAACCTTATCTCCGATCAACGCTGATAAGAAATTTAAAACTTTTTCAGATTTTAAAACCTTTTCAATAACAATTGATATTAACCAACTTGACCCAGCAGCAATAGCACCAGCAACCCACCCTGCTCCGGGTATTAGTGCTAACGGAGCAGCTAACATTCTTAGTACTTTAAGTGCAGCAGCACCAGCTGTAAGAGTACCAAGGAACTGAGTAGTTGTTACAGTAGCTTCTTTTTTAAGATTGTTTCTTGCTAGTGCGGCTAGTTGAGCATCTTTATCACAATTGTTTGCTCGCAATGCGTACTCATAGTTAGATATTGCTGTCCAAGTACTAGTAGCTGCGTTTGCTGCAAGTAAGAAATTTAAAATCCAACCACTACCTCTTCCGTATTTGTTAATTATTTTGATTATGTCTTTTTTAGATTTCTTTTTTGGTTTGTTTTCGGGTTTAGGACTAGGCTTATCATTATTAGGTGTCTGTGCAGGTGTACGTTTTGCTCGTTCTTGATCTCGAAATTCTTCAGCCGATCCTGCATCTGGAAAAGTTTTTAAAGTTTTATTTCCATCTGTATCAATTACGTTAAATCCAGCAGGTTTACCATCAGGACCTAACGTAGTAGATGGTACTATTTCTATTGCTTCAAATATTTCACAAACTCTCATGATTTGTCCTTAACTCTATATCATATGTATTTATGTATTAACTTCGTTAATACAAGTTTTCGCTAACGCTCAAACTATACACTTCGTTTGTTTGATGTAAGTAATATGATAAAACACATTATGACGTAAGTCATAATGTTTAAGTTTCATGTAGATTGTTTCAGTCAGACGGAACCTGTTACGGTCCCGTCGTCTCAAAAAATTAGCTTCATGTGAGTTCGCCACCAGCCGAGACTTGGAAGTAGGTGTTTGTTATACTGCTACACAATGGGCTCTGACCTTTCCCAACCTACGTCGACATCAAAATATAGCTTATAAGCAATAATTCTAAATTATAGCTAATACACTATATTTCTACCTCCCGCCTCGTTCCTAGTGCTAAGGAGTTTTTATGTGTAATGTGCAGTTTTTCGACAGCCAACAATCAGTCTACGTCAATCAAACACCCTACTACCGGATGACGCTCAACGTGTTACGTGTGTTCCTATACGGATACTTTTTCCACAGCGGTATTTACAATCTGGCCCGCTAACCTTATGTGTTGGATTGTTTTGCCTATTTGTGTTCTAGTAGTGCCTGGCGTAATTTGTTTGAACCACCAACTCTTACATTGATGATGCCGTTGTAGTATTCGTCTGTTTCTAATACTCGCCTGTCAAACTGTTCTCGTGCTTCAATGTAACTCATTTCTGCTCTGCTTTTGCAAAGGTAAAGTATCTCACGAGTAAAGTTTTCTTCGCCTAGTTGTTGTACATCTGCGTTTAACCTATCTGAGCTGCCCCAGTAAGTTTTCCAGTCGCTTTCTTTAAAGCCTCTGCGTTTGTTTTTCTTGCCTTTGAGTGGAGGTTTAGTAGTTTTGAATTTTGCAAGTTTTTTGCCTATGTACTTTTGTTGAGTTGTTTTATTTGTTATGAGATATACAAAGCCTTCGTATTCGTCCGGTATTGATTCAATTACTTTGCCTTTATAAGTCCACTGCATGAACTTATATATGTTGCCTAATATTAAGTTTTGTCTTTTCTGGTAATTCGTTCAGTTTGATGCTTGTGTTGTATTTGATCCATGCGTTCTTTGGCTAAGATTCTAATTTCTCTTAACCAACGCCTAGTTTCTCTAGTAGTTCTAACACTATTTTTATCTTCCCATCTTTCGTTAGCAGAAAAATAGTTAAGATATGCTTGGACTAATTTATCATGTATGTCTGAACTCATTAGTTTACTACTTCTATATCATTTTCGTAAGATGTAAATCCGTTTTCTTTAATAACTTTCATTACAAAGTTAACTCTTCCAACTAGTTCGTCTTTATGACTGATCAAATAAATGTTTTTATCACGTTCCCTGCCCATCTTTTTAAGTACACCTAGTGCATTTTCAACACCAGCGGTATCCATTCCGCTATCAATAAGTTCGTCGATAAACAGTAAGTTAACATTTTGATATAAACTTTCCCAAACATCTCGAAATGCAAAACTTAAACCTAGTATAAGTCTATTACGTTCGCCACGACTCAAGTTATCAAAGTCTAAATCTTGTCCTAATTGTGTAATTTCAACCGATAAGTCATTTTGAAATTGTACTTGGTGAGGTAATCCAAGTTTGTCGAGATAATACGTTAGTCTATTGTTTAGATATGTAAGATTTTGATCAATAATCTTTTTGCGGATAAAACTATCTTTGTTTGTTAAGAGCTTTAATAAAAATTCTTGGTGATCTTTCAAAGATGTAAGATCGTTTACATTTGCCCAATCAATTTCTTGAATTGCAGTTGTGTTTAAATCGTCTATTTGGGCTTGATAAGGATCATGTTCTTGTTCTTTGTTCGACAGTGCGTTTTTAAAATTCTCTACATTGTTTCTATGCTCGTATGCTTCTTTAGCTGTATCATAAAATGTAGTAGGTCTTCCGTTGATATCACCAATATTATCAATATCTTTCATTACTGTTTCTAATTTACCAGCAACTTCTGTTTGATATGCCATTGCATCGTTAAGTTCTTTTGTTTTTCTTGACTCAATCTCAGCTTTTTTGTCCTCATGTAGTGCTTGTCCGCATGTATAGCAAGTAGCATCATCGAGATTTGCGATGTCTTTTTCTGCTTTTTCTACAGACTTAGTAGCACGTAGTAATGCACTCTCTAGTGTGCTTTTTTCTTTATTAAGAGCCGTTTTTGCATTGTTTAGTTCTGTCCAACTTGCTAGTTTTTCGTGTAAATCTAGTTCAGTATCAATGTCTAATTGCTCTAACTCATCAATATTTTCTTGTAATTTTTTAATATCTTGTTGTCTTTTTGCATTCCAAGCACGTTGATTTTTGACTAGACTTTCGATAGTAGTTTCAATTTTACTATTAGCAGTTTGAATAGCTTCAATTTTTAGTGTTTCTTGTGTAATTGCTTCTTTAGTTGCTCTAATTTGTTCTTTTAGAGTTTCTGCCTTCTCAGAAAGTATTGTAATTCCTAACAACTGTTCGATAATAGCACGTTGATCATTTTGTCTCATGCTTAAAAAAGGTTCAGTATAGGTATTTAGAGCAACAATATGTTTAAACATGTCATGGCTCATATTCAAAAGTGTGTTAATTGTTTCTTGTGTCTTTCGACTGTCGCCTTGACTCTCGTCTAACACTTCTTGCTCTGTTTCATTAATAAAAAATTTAAGCACATTAGGAGAACGTCCTCGCTCAATCCGATAATCTACTCCATCTTTTTCAAAATGTAGGGTGACCAACATCCCTTTAGAATTAGTCTTATTAATAAGATTGTTTCTCTTGATGTTGGTCAGTGCTTGACCGTACAGAGCGTAAGACAATGCATTAATGATTGTTGTTTTGCCTGTACCGTTGCGTGATCCAGAATCGTCACCTCCTTGGTCTAAGTTTTCGCCAAGCACTAGAGTTAGTTGCTCCTTGTTGAAGTCAACCGCTTGGGTTTGATTACCCACACTCATAAAGTTTTTAACTGTTAGATCTTTAATTTTAATCATTTATAACTCGTTGTATATGTCCAATAGAAGTTTTTTGTTAAAGTTTTCGCTGTCTATTGCTGTTATTTCTTTAGATACAATCTCGTCTACACTTTCAAATGTAGAAATATCAAGTTCTGTACTGATTTCTTCGATTTGTTTCTGTGGAATAAGTGTTATTTCTCTACAACCGTGTGTAGAAATATATGTTTCTTTGATAAATTGTGCTTCTTCATAACTAATAGGAACATCAATTGTTATTCTCAAGTACATATTAGACTTAATAATATTTGAGTCAGGATCTAATATCTTACTTAATGTTGTTGTACGATACTTAGGACAGTCGGGCCAGTTGATATACTCTGGTTCTGCATCGTTCTCACGGTCCAATATCATCATACCACGGTCATCATCCCAAGCATCTGCATAGTTATGTGGGAAAGCATTGCCGATATAGTGGATCTTGCCTTGCTTTTGACGTTTGTGGAAGTGTCCTGAGAACACATACTCTTGATTCTTAAAGTGTTCGCTCTTTAGTTCACCGTGATCTGGCATCTGTACCATAGCATTCATGTAAAACGATGGTAGTTCAAAGTGTCC